TCAATGATGCCATCAGCATCCTCACCCAGCGATTTATCGGCCAGGTAGAGATGGAAGCCTTCAAGTTTGTGGATGACGTGGTATACGTGGTGAAGGGACCGAACAATGCCCGTCAACTACGATAAGACCCACGCCACCTACATGCAGGATGTCCATCGCCTGTCGCAGGATGTCAAGGGGAACAAGGGGAAGTACGCAGACCACTACACCCAACGCAATACGATGGATCCAAAGTATTCACAAGAAGTGGATGAGGGACGCACACATGGCAACTCACCAGGATGGGGCAAACGTGAAGACGACACCGACAAAGGGCGTGGCTACTTTGGGATCTTGCCCTACAAGGGGGCTGACCAGCCCGTTGGTACAATCTCTACAGAAATGGGAACAAGTGATCCAGTTAACGGGAAGCCCCTGCTTCATCCTCTCCTCGTGCCTACACTGACTAACACGGAGCGTGACTATCTCTTGGCGGGCAAGCGAGGTGATAAGGCCATGGAAGCCAGTATCTGGGATAAGGCTGGTGCCCATGCAGGGATGCGACAGGCCATAGGTCGTAGTCCCTTCTCCCAACCAGGTGAGCATGAACACCAGTGGACCTTCCCTGAAGGGGAAACCCCCTACCATAAACAGCAGATTGAGTATCAGAAGCAACAGCAAGCCAAGGAAGTCAGTGAAGGCCAAGCAGGTCGCTTTCTACGACGGGCTGGTGGCAAGGATGTGACCTTTGACCCCTTAGAGAACCTTGGTCCTACTGGGTTGGCTGGTGCCATTCGTACAAAAGCTCCAGGCTGGGGTGCAGAAGTCCTCCGTCGCTACAAACTTCTTGGTGGCACACCGGAGACACTGAACAGGACACTTACAAATCGTGCAATGGGACCATCATACCGTGAAGACATTGTAATTGGTTTTCGTAAAGGCACTGACATTGCAACTCCAGATGGCCTTGGGAGTCAGCAACATGTTGCCCCTTGGGATGAAGGCTCTGGAATTGCAAGACAGAAAGGTTCGTTCGACTTTGCTGGTGATCAATACGATGCTGCGGCTCATCGAGATAGCCCTCTGTATAAACGTCTATATTCTAATCCACGTGTCATAGAACTAGATAGTGTGACACCTGATATAGAGTCAGGTACACGTGGTAATGCAGCCTATGATGCAGTCTCTCGCCAAGCCAGTAGACTCATGGATCAGCCTGGATACAATTTCAAGCGGCCTGCCTATGGGCCTGAACTATCAGGATCTTCTGAATATACAAAGGGTAATAATGATTTCGGTTTTGCGGAATCAAATATACCTGAGGGGGGATGGAAGTCATTTCTAAGGGACGAACGTGGGTCCTTTAGTCCAGGGTGGTCCAAACCTACTCCACCCCTTGAGAGTGGTGGCTTCCACGTACCCACCAGTAAGATGATGCTGGATGATCCACGGATGACAAGAAATGTGCCAGGCAACGTGCATCTAACTGAAGCTGAACGACGTGGCGACTACATGTTTGGCCGTCGTATTGAGAATAAGATGGCTGACACACTTGCTCAAGGCCCCTATGGGGAGAATTTGACTGCGTACAAGGATGCCAAGGAGACCTATAAGATCCTCCCAAAGGATGACCAAGGTAACGTAGATCGTGTCCTCAAAGGCAGGAAAGCACTCGATGAGACCTTAGTGAATGACGCAGTGGGCAACAAACCAGGTGGAGGCAGTGAACCCCCTGCGTCCATGCGTAAACGCTTTGGCTTCTAACAAAGGAATCTATGATCCTCAAAGAGAAACTCGACTTGCTCAAGATCCGCTATGCCAGTGATGATGAAGCCCTCCACATGCTCTCTGCTTTTGAAGCCGTGAATGAGTACCTGACTGAACTGAAGTTGCTGCAGAACGCCAGTATCTTGAAAGCCACCCACATCCAAGACGTACTGGAGAAGGTGGATCATCGGCTGCAGCGACTCGAAGCCTTTGTGGGACAGGCACCTGAGCGTCACGGAGCCTAATGGCGAGCCGTGACCGAAGTCTGTCCGCTGCCTTAAACGAAGCGGGTGAGTCTTCCCTTTGGCGCTGGGATAAGCTGCCTGCACAGGAAGCCTATCTGACCGCACCAGAACCCTTCACCTGTTTTAGTGGAGGCTTCGGGTCTGGGAAGACCACCGCGTTATGCGCCAAGGTCATCCTACTGATGACGGCAATCCCCAACAACCTGGGCTATCTAGGTCGCTTGGATGGCAAGTCCCTCCGTCACAGCACCATGCAATCTCTGCTTGAGATGCTCCCCAAAGAGTACATCAAGAAGCATAACGAACAGCAGGGACTGATCACCCTGCACCAGGAAATCGGTGGCAGCAAGTTAGTCTATGGAGACTTCAAAGACCTGAATGACCTCAAGAACATCCCGCTGGGCTTCTTTGCTATTGATCAGATGGAGGAAGTCAAGAGTAACGTGTGGGAGTACCTGGCTGGCCGTATCAGACGCCGGTCCCCCGTCCTCACACAAACAGGAGAGCGACAATACTATGTGGAGGGCACGTGTCCAGCGAATGTGGTCGATGCTAAAGGACGACACTTCTCTACGTCTGAGGCTGTGGCGCTCCAACGCTGCACGTTATGCGAGGCTCCGCTACCGCCCTTCAACGACCAAACCAAAGAGAATGAGGCCACCCCACCCTGGGACCTCATCGTCTATAAACGTTATGGATTCGGTGTCTGTAACCCAGAAGGCCCCAGCCATTGGATCTATAAGACATTCAGTGGACTCCCAGGTACACATGGCGTCTCCGTAGGAATCCGTGATCATGTGGCCTTTCATGCAACCATTTACGATGGCAAGCGTGCAGGATTCGTTGATACGGAATACGTGGGTAATCTTGAAAACATCTACAAAGACAAGCCCACCATGTGGGATCGCTTCCTCCTTGGGAAGTGGGTTGAAGCAGAAGGACTCGTGTACCCAGGCTGGAAACGCTCTATACACTCGTTCCATTACCGAGCTGCACGATACGACGATGGGTGCACACCCGTTATCAGACCAGGTGGTTACTTGTTTGAGTACATCGACCACGGGCTGACCGCTGCGACAGCAGTGGGGTGGGTCTATACCGAACCCTGTCTGTGTGGATGCAACAAGACCAACTACTTTGTGGTGGATGAGCATTACGAGGGTGGTAAGACCGTCTCCTACCACGCAGCCCAGATCAAATCACATCGACTGCGCTTGAATGACTACCCCATACAAGCCACCTACCTGGACTCACAAGCCTTCAGTAGGACCCTGATGGGCGGGAAGGGCACCCCTAAGGAGAATGAACTCTACAGCAGTGCGGATGACTACATGGACTATGACATCAGTGTGGTCCCCAACCAAAAGGACTGGCCGGTGGGGTATGATCGCATTAGTGAACTTCTGCTTGTCGATCCTCTACACGTACACCCTCTTACTGGCGAGCGTGGCGCTCCTCATCTGCTTGTGGCTGACGTGTGCCATAACTTCATTAATGAAATTGAGATGTACAAGTGGAAAGTGGTGAAGAATGCCTTGGAGACACGCAAGGACGAAGCCTCAGATGGGAATGACCATCATATGGATGGACTTAATGGCTTCCTCGCCTCTCGCCCTGCTGAGGTTGTGCATTTTGTCCCACCTGTTTCCGAATTTGATCTCGAAATGGAATTGCAACTCTTTCCCACCACCGTCTCGCACATGAGTTTATAGACTATGGATATTGAAGGTCTCTACCAGGCAACAGGCAATCTCGACGAATTGCAACTCAAGCAGGACTACTTTCGTAGCTGGGCCACGTCTACAGAGACCGCACGAACGAAGTTTCGTCGTGACTATGAATATGCTGAAGGGAATGGCAAGCAGTGGTCTGATGCCGACCGCAGGAAGGTGCAGCAGAACAACCGGCCTGCACTGGAATTCAATCAGATTCTCCCCCAAGTCGAATTTGTCTGTGGCATGCAGCGTGACATGCAGATTGACTTCAAACTGCTGCCACGGAACTATGAAGACATGCGCTTGAGTGAGATTGCCTCAGCCGTATTGAAAGCCTCGTCAGACTTTACCCGTCTCAATCGTGTCAGCGATCGTGTGTTTGATGATGGGATCATTTGTGGGTTGGGTGTGTGGGAAGTGCTACATACCTTTGACAATGCCAAGGACTTGCTCTGGGGCGACATCGTGGTGTCTCGCATCAATCCCATGTCCTTTATCTATGATCCGTGGTCTATGCAACTTGATATGCAAGACGGGGCCTTCATGGGTAAAGCCACATGGATGTCTCTCTCAGAGTTCCAACAGAAGTATCCCAAGTTCAAGCAGTATGCCGTACGTGGCGAGTGGCTCTCACGTGCAGGCAACCTCCTTGGTGCCAGTGATGATCTTGGGACGGGAAAGAACTTGATCCCTGAACTGTGGGATGACAACACAGGACGTATTCGCATCCTGACGATGTGGTGTAAGAAGCCGACTGATATCATCCTCGTCGTCAATGAACAGTCAGGCATGGTACAAGAGTTTCCGAGTAAGGCGGCTGCTGAAGAACAACTGGCGGCCATGAAGTCCAATGCGGGTATCGAAGCCGTCAAGCCGTATCAGATTGTCACACAAGGCATGACCGCCATGATTGCCGACCAGCAATCTGGAATGCCTGTCGTCAATCCACAAACAGGGCAACCCCAGGAATTTGGCAACCCAGAGATGGCACAAGCGCACCTCAATGCGTTGAGTGAGTCCGCTGGGATGCAGGTCTATGATCAATATAAGGTGATTGAACGCAAAGCGAAGAAACCGTATTGGTCAGAGATGATCTACTGGCAGGAACTCGATGGAGGGATCTCCCCCTATGCAGACCGTGATTACCCGTTTGCTCCCTACGTCAGTCGTAGACTCTCTGATGATCCTGAGTCTATTATGGGTATTGTCAGAAATCTTACTGACCCCCAAGATGAGTACAACAAACGCTACAGCAACCTATTGGCCCACATCAATTCGTCTTCCCACAGTGGGTGGTTGAATCGTAAATCAGGTGGAGCGAATAGTCTCGAACTACAACTGATGGGGTCGAAGCCAGGAGCCACTGTCGAATACGCGGCAGTCGCGCCCACACAAATCCATCCTGTCGAAATGTCTCAAGGCCACTTCGCCATGCTCCAAACTTCGGAGCGTAACATTCTGCGTATCAGCAGTATCAACGCAGAGATGGTGGGTCAAACGACCCAGCAAACGGTGAGTGGTCGTGCCATTCAAGCAAGGCAATCTGGCGGTGCGACGGCACTCAAACCACGACTGCGCACATATGAAGAAGCGAGTCTTGACCTTGCTCGACTCATGTTCTCTCGTATTCAACAGTACTACACTCCAGAGAAGATACGCCGTATCATTGGTGTCTCAGAGCTCTCTGCGCCTATGGGCCAAGGGGGGATGCCGATCTTTACAGACCCTATTACAGGAGGACCTGTCCCAGAGGAAACCATCATTACCTTCCTTGAACAGGTGAAGAATATTGAATTTGATATTGCCTTTTCCACGCAACCGTTTTCCCCAACTGACCGTGAAGCCCAGTATCAGAAAGCCCTCCAGACGGCACAATTGGTTACACAAAGTGGTCGCCCAATTGGTCCTGCTACTTTTAATTCCTTAATTGAGATGGCAGACTTGCCCACAAAACTCGCTGCGGCGTTGAAGATTGACTCGATGCAACCACCGACACAGCAACCAAACCCTGCAGGACAGACGCAAACCATGCAGCAGCAATCGAAGCCACCCGCGAATGGCGATGGGGCCTCAAGTGGTGGTGGCAGTAGTGGAGCAGGCCCAAACAAACAAGCAGCAGCCAGCCAAAGGGAGTCCAATGCGACAAGTTGATCTACCTCCTGTTGTCGATGTTGATGTGGCGCTTCCTTTAGAGAATCAGGCGGTCGATGTGGTGGGTGAGCGGGACTTCAATCCTACTGCAGTGATCTTGCTCCGCAAGCGTCTCCACCAAGCCGCGATGCAAGGGGCCACAAACATTGTGGTCGATGTGCGGTTCCTTGACGAGTTGTTTCAGGCCTCTGGTGAGGCTATGAAGCATGGGTATCAATCTTTACATAAGATATAGGAGTCATCATGGCTGTATCACACGAAAATATTGCAGGTACGTATAATCAAGTGTCAGAAGATAGCAGTCACCAGGCCTCTAACAAGTTCTCAAAGGGCAGTGCGAAGCCTACGGATGACCTGGGGAAACCCACTGATAAAGGATCGAAGCCTGAAGACTCTGACCCTGAAGGGGATGAAAATAGTGATGGTGGGGCGAACTAATGCCACTCAATACACATTTCAAGGGCAAAGGTGAGCAGGTGATGAAATCCATGGTAAAAGAGTACGGGTCCACCAAAGGGAAGTCTGTCTTTTATGCTACCGACAACAAACGTAAAAGCGCCAAACCCAAGCCCAAGCACTCTTTTGGATTTAACAAGTAACGATGTGGACGAAATGGAAATCCTGCGTGACGGATTGCAAAAGCAGTGTCATATGTGGCAGCAAAAGTTACGCCTGCAGGATTGGAACGTGCATGTGGTCCTGGCGCGGCTCCATGAAATTCCAGGTCGTGATGCGATTGGGTACATTACTCCTGTGCCAGAACGTAAAGATGCCCACATGACCCTACTCTCACCCGTGGATATTCCACAGGTGTCATCTGGGTTTCTCAAAGGTGAGGAGTTGAATTACGACCTCACTATTGTCCATGAACTGATTCACTTGCATCTCTGGCCCTTTGCCAGTAATCTCACAGAAGCAGAACTCGTGTGTGAAGAACAAGCGGTGAATGCCATTAGTCGGTGTATCATCGCAGCCTATGCCCACCATTCTGTACTACAAGACACTCCGATTGTATCACAGGTACCTGGGCATTATCTCTAAACTAGGGCGTTACAGAGTGGGTCGCCTCCACTCACTGAACTATCAGATGAATAGTTAGGGTCGCCGCCAAAACGGGCGAAATGGAGATTCTATGCAAATTGTTGACAACTCCCCAGAACTGGCTCTTGATGATCCCTTGATCCAACAGATCTTGAATCCTCAACAGCCCGCAGAGACGGTGCCCCCAGCGGACGTAAAAGAACCTGTTGTGTCGTCGGCAACAGGCGCACCGGCTCTAGAGGCAGAAACACCAGAGCAACTCAAAGCCCAATTGCGTGGGATGCAGGCCGAACTGACACGACGCAAGGGTAATGCGGAAGCTGTCGATACGCTGAAGGAGGAGGTCGCAGAG